CAACGCAAATCGCCGGATCCATTGTTTACCAATAGCATTAATACTTTCATACGGAATGTTCTGGAAAGGCAACGTATTCATATTGTTGATCCCTTCCATACCGGTTTTCGGCTGGCCAGTTCCTTCGTCCCACGCGTTGAACTGATTTTCAATAGTAAATTCCACCCAAAACTTGTCGGGGCTCGAATTATCAGGACGTGGGAAAATTCTTAATTTATTGTTTCTAAGCTCATAAGAGTAATGAGAAATTCGTGTCCATATCGCATCCTCATAAGCCATGGCTTGCAGTTTATTTTGCCAGGTCGGCACGAGTTCAAATGTAGAATCATCAGCAAACTGCCCATAAGTTCTAAGATTCCCCACTACCGAAAATCCCCCGTAGTAACCATAGAAGCGCCATATAGCACGAGGCGTTTTAAAAAATACCTTCCGGATCATAACTCGTTTGTCGCCTATCTGGCCAAAAAAAGATGACGACGTGTTAGTCGCCGATGATGCTGATAGCACGGTCTGCAAATCATAATCTTGCTGGCCGGCCACTCTATCAAACGAACCAGAGTAGATGGGAACGGTGCCTCCGAGGGAAACTTCGGTAACGGTTCGTTCGGAAACTCTTCTTGCAAATCCATAATCAAAACGGGGATAGCGCAAACTAACGTTTGTTCCTTCCAAATCATCCCCACTCACAAATTGTCCGTCTTCATCGAAAGACCCCGTTTGAGAACCGAGCATGCTGGACAATGAATTCTTACTCTGGTGAATATTAAGAATATAAGAGTACTCTAAGACCGCCTCTTCATACGCTGCATAAACATTTCCTTCAGCCAACTCAATATCTAAAACATCTCCTCCTAGTTTCTTAAATGTATAAGCCACCTGGTCTGCGGCGCCCGATAGAAAAGCGATAGAGGCGGCATAAATGCCAAAAGGCAGCGTAGCAGCCACACTCGATGCTGATCCCGTGACGGTCAACACATTTGAATTTGTTGTGGAAGCTGGATTTAGATTAGGGATAGCCATTAAAGAATTCCTCAGTCGAACTATTGCTATTACTAAATAGAAAGCCCCGCCTCAAAAGAGACGGGGCTTTAACTATTTTGACCTTACGTCAGTTATGGTTTAAACCAGGTCGCGAACGATCACCAGTCCATACATATCAGGACGCACCATCTTCTTGGCGTAACGGGTCATAACTC